TCGGACGTTTGCTCTTCCGATCTGTTTTTTTTTTTTTTTGTTATCGGAATCAACTCGACAACACATATTTAAACATACGGATTAAAAGTAAAAATACCTGACACAGTCAGGTGTATAACATCTTTCATCTAGTGAATAAACTGTGTGTGGAATTTTAAAACCCCTATTGGGGAAAAGTGACGATCCGTCCGTCGCGTCTTTGCTTTCAAGAGCTATGATTCGCTTTTACTTTTTGTTTTATACCCTACGCGGACGCAGGATAAACGCTATATATAAATAGCGTGGGTACATTTAGGAAATGAAACAGAGAAAAATCTGTACCACTACCTACATAGTTGTTCAACATTAATTCATAACCTGGCTCTGCAGCGTCCGTTTTGAATAACATTTCCATTTTTAATAAATCTAGAATAGATCCATCATCAACAATTCCTTGATTTGCATAAGCAATAGAAGTGGATTGAAATTTAAATGCACTGTAATTGGGACATTGCACATTCAATCCACTATTGGTTAAACAATTCGTTATGGCTTGACCAGTGGCACCTGACCGCCGAGTCTCAATAGTATTTCGTGCTGTTTGACTAGCATTAATAGTATCAAGAGCGACAGTATTGTACTGAACTTTAACACCTGAGACATTGTCTCTGTGCACTCGCATTTCATTACAACAAGTTTCACGTGGTCCAATTAAGTTAAATGACCAATTAATCGAGCCTCTATAGCAAACAAATGCTGGAGAAACCCAATTAAGAGTGGTAAAATGACAAAAATTATAACCTTGAGTCCCTACACCTACTATCAAAGCAGCTGTTTCGGGACCCCCTGATAAATATCCACAATATGTGGGCATACGATAAAAATATTTAAAGAAACGCTTCAATTGAGAAGCTGCTCCAGTATTTACTCCTATCCAATTGGATGAATGTAATTGCATCCTACGTAATAATTGACGTAGAGATCTCACATTTTCTCCAAAATGCACCAAATATTGTTGATCTTTGGTGGATTGTATTTGACCTAAAGTCAATGATGATTTCTCAGTACTCCCATCATCCGATTGTGGGGCGTAATACGACATTTTCATGCTCATATCCACTTCACACGGATTTGCGAATTCTATATTATCTGCGGCCCGTACATATACTAAGATATCAACACCCGTGGAAGCCACAGGTGCAGTTAAAATATTTAATGTACGCAAAGTCAAAAATCCATTATCATAAAATTTATCATACGGATATGTGCCAGGAACAGCTGTATTCACAGCCCATCCTTCCTCGGCATTTGTCAATGCGGGTCTAACAGCTAAAAACTGTAATGCTTGTTGATAGGGAACTCTAAATTCTACATCGGTTGTTTCACCAATATCAACAATAGCAGTATGAACAACATTTGAGGTAGCAATAGTATTACCAATATTTTGGGCATTATAGCCGGTGGGGTCGAAACTAATTCGTAGGCGACCTTTGTGATATTTCGAACAAACAATTTTAAATCGAAAAATAATATCACCTCGCCAGTGATCAAAAAGATTACTTATCCAACACATAGGTGTCATATAAACTTTCGCTTGAGTAGCTCCATCACTGTCATATAATCGGGGATTAACACGACAATAAAAAAGCATATCATCTATCAAATTAGCACTAGTCCATCTGGAAGTGCAAAGATATGATTCTCTACCACATAAATATTGTAACGACATCTCATCAACAGGAGAGGATAAACCAACAATTCTAGGATCAATAGATAACTCATTCTTAGAGTCTAACGTTAATTTTTCAATTGGATAACCAATCTCTGTTGTTGCCATTTTGGGAAAGGGTTCTGGACGCTGAGGGACAGAATCACTAATAACTGGAACATTCGTGTAACCGAATAATTTAGCTATTAATGACACGGCACTCGCACCAATTTTAGTTGCAGTCGCAAATGGACCTATAACAGGTATCTTTTCAAAATAAGTAGCAGCACTAGCAATTTGAGAAGCAGGTCGGGAAACACACCCGTTACCATACTCATCAGATTGCATAGAATATCCAGCAGAAGCGCCGGATAACTGCGCATTATCTAACCAAGCATACGTAGTCACAGATACACCAGTTCCTGTAGCAGCATTTGCACTTTCCAAAATTGAATAAATAGTGTAATAAAAATAGCCTAACTCTGTGAAGTCTGCGGCTCTTTGTACACTTATCCAATTTTTTGGCCATATCATAGGTAATATCATTTCCATAGATTCCTGACATTGAGGATCTAGTACTACATGGGGTCTTTGTGAATTTGGAATAAGCCATCTTAATCCAGCATCTATAGTAATAGTCGAGGGGGTTAACACTGGTAGTGGTTGATAAACAACCAGAGTGCGTCCATAATAAAATGGAGAAGCACTCACCACTATTTTAATGTGTAGATCTCCTCGAATATAAGAATAATTGTTTAATTTATTCTTTACTGTAGCTTCATTGGCCCACAAATGCCAAGGCGCTATTGTTTGTTTGACACCTTTAGTGTCTGATTCTAGCCATGTATAACTATTAATTCTGACTGGACGACGTAAAAATTCGCCCAAATCAGTGTCGGTAGTACCATCACCGACGGAAAAAGCATGATTTCCTGCTTGTGAGCCCGTTAAAATTTTAGCTTCATCAATAAATGAAACTATCTCTTCTATTTGTTCAGATTGCTGAACAAATATGGGAGAATCTAACGGCACGCTATACTCATCAAGCCCCGAACACACTGGGTTCGGAACAGACACAAGATCTAGTTCTTGTATACAAC